GATGACTTAATTGCTTATTATTGTCAAATGTCGATTGATGAAGACATTACCATTTTTTCATCAGATAAGGACCTTACGCAACTTATCTCGGATAAAGTATCCGTTTACTCACCAAACTCAAAACAATACTTTAAACAGGGTGATTTGATTACGATTAACAAAGTTCAAATACCCCACTATAATGTCTTAACTTGTAAGATTCTTACAGGAGATAATTCTGACAATATTAATGGTATTGAAGGTTTAGGTGAAAAAACTTTAGTTAAATTATTCCCTGATATGCTGGTTAAACCATGCACTATGGACGAAATACGAGTTAATGCCGGAAATATCGTGCAAGAAAAGAAATCAAAAGTATTGGAAAATATTTTGATTGGTAAAACAAAAAATGGTATACTTGGTGAAGAGTTTTACTTAACAAACAAAAAAATAGTCGATTTATCTAACCCTTTAATTACAGAAGATGCAAAAGAATTAGTAGACCAAATTATTACCGACACGATTGACCCAACAGATAGAGGGTATAAAAATCTAATGAGACTTATGATGGAAGATGGTCTTTTCAAATATCTTCCAAAAAACGATGAAGCTTGGGTCAACTTCCTAAGACCATTTATGAAATTAACAAGAAAAGAAAAAAGAAACACAAACAAAAACTAAAATTATGAGAGAACAAGAAAGTACTAAGATGGAATTTTTATTGTCATTAAATGATAATATCGTAGTTCAAAGATTCTTTAATGTACGGGGTTATAACTCAAAAGCGAAGAGCTCAATTGAGTTATATGAATTCATTATCGAATTTAAAAGAGAAATGCAAGAATACTTGAAAATGAAAACATTGGCGTATATGATGGATAACCAAGATTCAATTATACATGACCCTACAATTATGGACACATCGTTCACTGATGGACCCGAAATGTTTAACATTTATATTAAATTAGGTGAACAGACAATTTGTCATAGAATTTTTGATGGAAAATTTTATCCACCAAAAGTTCGATATACTGTCGATGTAAGACCATTCTTAAAGGAAACTCTTCGAGGATTGACTGACATTTTTTCAGATAAAAAATTAAGTTACAATTATTTGGAACTTGACTTGGCTAAGTAAGTATTTAATAATACAAGGATAACTTTAAAACAATTTATGAATAAAAATTTCGATTACTTAGGCAACACATTTCAAATACAATTACTAAATCAGATAATAGTAGATAAAGATTTTTCATCATCTATAATGGATGTTATAGAGTCTGTATATTTTGATAACAAGTATTTTAAAATCATTTTACAGATGACAAAAGAATATTATAAAAAATATGAATCTACTCCTAATTTTGATACTTTAGGACAAATAGTTAGGTCCGAAATCTCACAAGAAATGGTCGCTAAAATTGTTTTAGATACAATCAAACAAATTCAAGACGCTCCAATTGAAGGGACAATGTTCGTTCAGGAAAAAGCTTTAAAGTTTTGTAAACAACAAGAACTTCAAAAGGCGATGGACAAAGCTCAGAAAATTATTACTCAGGGAGACTTTGAATCATATGACAAAGTTGAAGGATTAATGAGGGACGCATTACAGGTCGGAGAGATTGATAAAGGTCAGACAGATATATTTGAAAATTTAGATACTGTTTTAGATGAAGATTACCGTCATCCAATACCAATGGGTATTCCGGGGATTGATAAACTATTAAAAGGTGGTTTAGCTAAAGGAGAGATTGGGGTTATATTAGCACCAACTGGTGTTGGTAAAACTACTATCCTCTCAAAAATTGCAAACACAGCATTTAATTTAGGATACAATGTATTACAAATATTTTTTGAAGACAACCCAAAAATTATCCAAAGAAAACACTTTACGATGTGGACCGGTATTGAACCTGATAATTTAGTATTACACAAAGAAGATGTAATGTCTAAAATCACAGAGATTAAAGAAACAATGAAAAACCGATTGATATTGAAAAAAATGGCGTCAGATACGATGACAATGAATCAAATCAAAGGTCAAGTTAGAAAAATGATTGCGGATGGAATTAAAATTGATTTAGTCTTAGTTGATTACATTGATTGTATTTTACCGGAATCAAGTAGTAGAGATGAATGGAAGGCTGAAGGTTCGGTAATGAGAGGATTTGAGGCAATGTGTCACGAACTTGATTTAGTTGGATGGACCGCAACACAAGGTAATAGGTCTTCAATATCTGCTGAGGTAGTAACAACTGACCAAATGGGTGGGTCAATTAAAAAAGCTCAAGTTGGACATGTCATTATTTCCGTGGCAAAAACATTAACACAAAAAGAAATGAATTTGGCGACTATCGCCATTACAAAATCTCGTCTTGGAAAAGATGGAGTTGTTTTTGAAAATTGTAAATTTAATAATGAATTACTTGAGATTGATACTGAAAGTTCAGTCACATTCTTAGGGTTTGAAGAACAACAAGAAGACAGAAAAAGAGATAGAGTTAAAGAATTATTAGAGAAGAGAAAACAAAGAGAACAACAACAAAATTAAAAAAAAAATGAAAGAAAAAATTTTAGAACCAAATAATGACAGATTTGTCATTTTTCCTATCGAACATAATGATATATGGGAATTTTATAAACAACATCAAGCAGCGTTTTGGACTGCGGAAGAGGTGGATTTATCTAACGATATTAGAGATTGGGAGAACCTATCAGATAATGAGAGATACTTTCTTAAAAATATATTGGCATTCTTCGCGGCATCTGATGGTATTGTAAATGAAAACTTGGCGGAAAATTTCTTAAAAGAAGTTCAGTATGCTGAAGCAAAATTCTTTTACGGATTCCAAATTATGATGGAGAACATTCACTCTTTAATGTATTCATTATTGATTGATACTTATGTGTCTGATGAAAAAGAGAAGGACGAGTGTTTCCACGCAATTGATAGATTACCGGCAGTTCAAAAGAAGGCTAAATGGGCTCTTGATTGGATTGAAAACGCTTCCTTCCAAGAAAGATTAGTTGCATTCGCAGCGGTTGAAGGTATCTTCTTCTCAGGTTCATTCTGTTCTATCTTTTGGATGAAATCAAGAGGAATTATGCAAGGATTATGTAATGCGAATAGTCTTATTTTTAAAGATGAAAATTTACATTGTGATTTCGCGATTCACTTAATTAATAATCATGTTGAAAATAAACCAACGGAAAAAAGAATTAAAGAAATATTATTATCTGCTTTAGAAATTGAGAAAGAGTTTATTACAGAATCATTACCAGTATCTTTAATTGGTATGAATTCAAATTTAATGAAACAATATCTTGAGTTTGTTACTGATGGATTATTAGTTAAATTTGGGTGTAAAAAACATTTTAATGTTGAACAACCATTCAAGTTCATGGAACAAATCGCTGTTGAGACAAAAGGTAATTTTTTTGAATCAAGAACGATGGAGTATCAAAAGGCTAAATTAGGAGAATCACTAACATTCACGGAAGATTTCTAAAATAAAAATAATATGATGTCATTAAAGATTAAAAAAAGAGGGGGAGATGAAGTTTCATTTAACCCTCAAAAAATTTACAATAGAGTTAAACGAGCGGCAAAAGGATTAAATGTTAATTCAGATGAAATTTTCATTAAGGTAATTACTTCAGTTCCAACTGAAGGATTTATTACTACAAAAGAATTAGATAAATTAGTTTATGAGATTGCTGCGTCTTATACCGGTAGTCACCATGATTACTCAAGATTAGCATCGTCTGTTGCTATTTCGGCATATCATAAAGAGACTGATAGTAGTTTTTGTAATACAATGCATACTTTACATGTTGATGGTATCATTAACAATAAGTTAATGGAAACTATTGAACAATATGGACCTGAAAATATTGATTCTGTAATAAATCACGAGAATGATTATAATTTTGATTATTTTGCATGGAAATCATTACAGGAAATGTATTTGTTAAAAACTCCGGAAGGTAAAGTAATTGAAAGACCTCAACATATGTATATGAGAGTTGCTCTATGGGTGACTAAATCTTTTGAAGAGGCGGTTGAATATTATAATTCATTATCAAACCAACTTATTTCTCCCGCAACTCCAATCATGATTAATGCTGGTACTAAAACACCTCAATTAGCATCTTGCGTTTTGAAATATAATAATGGAGATTCAAGAGAAGGTTTATTACAAACATTTAATGATATCTCAACTTATTCATCAGACGCAGCAGGAATTGGATTATGTATGTCTAATATTCGTAGTAAAGAGAGTCGTATTAACTCATCAGGAGGATTTGCGGGTGGTTTATTAAAATACCTAAAGATTGTTAATGAGGGGTTAAGATTCTTTAACCAACAAGGTAGAAGACCGGGTAGTGCCGCCATCTACATTGAACCTTGGCATAAAGACATTATGGACTTACTTGAAATCAAAAAGAATACGGGTGCTGAGGAGTTGAGAGCAAAAGATTTATTTACCTCAATTTGGTTACCGGATAACTTTATGAATGCAGTTAAGAACAACGGTGATTGGTATTTATTCTGTCCTAATGATATTAAAAAGGCAGGTATCAAACCATTACAGGATGCTTACGGTGATGAGTATGAAGAAAATTACAATAAATCTGTTGAACTTGGACTTGGTAAAAAAGTAAAAGCACAAACAATTTGGAATAAAATTATTGAATCTCAGGTTGAAACAGGGGTTCCTTATTTATGTTCTAAAGATAGTGCAAACAGAAAGACAAACCATCAAAACATTGGGGTAATTAAACAATCTAATCTATGTAATGAAATCTACCAATTCACGGATGAGAATACTACAGCAATCTGTACATTATCTTCTATGGTGTTGAAGAACTTTATTATTAAAGGTGAGTTTGATTTTAATTTACTTTATAGTGAGGTTAGAAAGGTTGTAAGAGCCCTTAACAAAGTTGTTGACATAAATAGTTATTCAACTGAACAAGGAAGAAAAGGAGGGTTAGAACAAAGAGCAATTGCGATTGGAACGCAGGGTCTTGCGGATGTATTCTTCTTAATGGATTATATTTTTACAACAGAAGAGGCAAAAAAACTCAATAAAGATATTTTTGAAACTATATATTTTGCGGCAATTAGTGAGAGTAGTTTTTTATGTAAAGAAGGTTTATACCAACCATATAAATTCTTTAAAGATTCTCCAATGTCTCAAGGAATCTTCCAATTTGATATGTGGGGAATGACTGAAGATAATTTATCAGGTCGTTGGGATTGGAATGGATTAAAAGATAATGTTTCGAAATACGGTGTTTGTAATTCATTATTCACAGCTCAGATGCCGGTAGCATCTTCGGCTAAGATTACAGGTTCATTTGAAATGACAGAACCAGCTCATTCGGCTTTATTTAATCGTCGTGTTGTTGGGGGTGAAATTTTAATTGTTAACAAATATTTAATTAATGATTTTGAAAAGTTAAGTATTTGGTGTGAAGATTTAAAGAATGAAATTATTATGAACGAAGGTTCTATTCAAAACATTAACTTTAATCACTACTTGGACCCGGAAGACAAGAATTATAATAAGAAAGTAAAACGAATTGAACATTTAATTCCGAAATATAAAACGATTTGGGAGATATCTCAAAGAGAACTTATTGACATGGCGGCTGACAGAGCACCATTTATAGACCAATCACAGTCGATGAACATATATATGTCTGAACCAACATTATCAAAGATTTCATCATCTCACTTCCATTCTTGGGGAAAAGGATTGAAAACCCTTTGTTATTATGTTAGAACAAAGGCGATATCAACCGGAGCAAAACACCTAGCGGTCGATATTTCAAAGGTTCAACAATCAATGGTGAAAGTTGATAAATCAAAATTGAACTTAACTGAATCGGTTGTGAAACCAACTGATTCTGAATTTGAATGTTTTGGATGTGGTTCATAACTAAACTATTATTAATAATAATAATCCCGACTATGTTGGGATTTTTTATTTATAGGTATTTATAAGAAATAATCATGACACTATAATTATAGATATGGCAGATGGAACAACATATGGTATTAATTTCCCTTTTAGAGATTCTATAAAGGGTGACTACTTACAACTAACTGAATTTGAGTCACAAGAAATTAAAGCGGATTTAATACATTTACTTTTAACTCGAAAAGGTTCAAGATATTATTTACCAACATTTGGTACAAGACTTTATGAATTTTTATTTGAACCATTTGATGGTTTAACATTTGATGCAATTGAGTCGGATATTAGAGAAGCGGTTGGTACTTTCATGCCTGGTTTACTATTAAATCAAATAACAATAAGTCCTGCTGACCCTCAAGAAGAAATTGATTTATCTACGGGTACTGCGACAATAGGTTCTAGTGAATCGTCAATTTATCGATTCCCGGGTAAGGGGACTTCAGAATATACTGCAAAAATAAAAATAGATTACTCAACCAATAACACAACTTTTGGACCGAGTGATTTTGTTATAATTAATATTTAATATCGTATGGCAAATCGTAATATATCTTATACTACAAGAGATTATCAAGGAATAAGAACTGAATTATTAAACTATGTAAGAACTTACTACCCTGAATTAATACAGGACTTTAATGATGCTTCGGTGTTCTCAGTGTTTTTAGATTTAAATGCCGCAGTTGCGGATAACTTACATTATCATATTGATAGGAGTATTCAGGAAACAGTTTTACAATATGCTCAACAAAGGTCGTCAATTTATAATATCGCAAGAACTTATGGATTAAAATTACCTGGACAAAGACCATCTGTTTCTTTGGTAGATTTTTCAATTACTGTGCCTGCATTTGGGGATAAAGAAGATGAAAGATATTTAGGGGTCTTAACAAGAGGGTCTCAAGTTGTTGGTGCCGGAATTGTATTTGAAAATATATATGATGTCGATTTTACTTCACCATACAATGCACAAGGATTCCCGAATCGTTTAAAGATACCTAATTTTAATGCTAATAATGTTTTAATTAACTATACAATTACCAAGAGGGAATTAGTTGTTAATGGTATTACTAAAGTGTTTAAAAGGGTTATCACACCAAATGATGTTAAACCATTTTTTGAATTATTTTTACCTGAAAAAAATGTGTTAGGTATTACTAATGTATTATTAAAAAGTGGTACTGAATATACAAATGTCCCATCAACTGCGGAATTTTTAGGGGTATCAAATAAATGGTATGAGGTTGATGCTTTAGCAGAAGATAGGGTATTTGTAGAAGACCCAACAAAAGTATCAGACCAACCAGGAATTAAAGTTGGGAAGTACATTCAAACTTCAGACCGTTTTATTACTGAATTTACTCCGGAAGGATTTAAAAAAATAACATTTGGTGGTGGTACAAATACTGCTCAAGATGCTTTAGACCAATTTACAACTGTCGGGGCGACAATTGATTTACAAAAATATTCTAATAATTTTTCATTAGGTTCTGCGTTAACACCAAACTCAACTTTGTTTATTCAATATAGAGTAGGTGGTGGTTTAGCAACAAACTTAGGTACAAATGTTATTAATCGAATTGGTACTATAAATTTCTTTGTAAATGGACCATCTGAATTGACTAACTCATCTGTTGTGAATTCATTAAGATGTACCAATGTTACCGCGGCTATTGGTGGTGCCGGCATTCCTTCATTAGAGGAAATTAGAAACTATGTGTCATTTAATTTCTCGGCACAAAAAAGAGCTGTTACCGTACAAGATTATGAATCAATCATAAGGAATATGCCTTCCGAATTCGGGGCCCCTGCAAAGGTTTCTATTACCGAGAATAACAATAAAATTCGAATTCAATTACTATCTTATGATACTTCAGGGAAACTAACAAGTATTGTATCAGATACTTTAAGACAAAATGTTGCGAACTACTTATCAAATTATCGAATGATAAATGATTATATTTCAATTTTGACAGCTGAGGTTATTGATTTAAGTATTGATGTTCAAATTGTTTTAGATTCCGCTCAAAACTCGGGTCAAGTTATTTCGGATGTTGTTGACAGAATTTCTACATACTTTAATCCTCAAACACGAGAATTGGGACAAAATGTTTATTTATCTGAATTAAAAAGTATTGTTCAAAACCAAAATGGTGTATTAACAGTTGCGGGATTAAATGTTTATAACAATGTTGGGGGTCAGTATTCTTCTGCGGAAACATCCATGGAATATGTAGATGCAGAAACAAAAGAAATCTCAACAGTTGACGATACTATCTTTGCTCAACCATCTCAAGTATATCAAATTAGGTATCCTAACAAAGATATTAGAGTGTCCGTTAAAAATTTCCAATCAGTTACATTCTCTTAACAGGTTTATTTCTCACTCAACTAGTTTATAATTAAATATGGTGTGTGTTTATTTGAAAAATCATACATAAACTATTTATAAATTAAAAGAATTGAATGGGTCAGTCATATAGAATTAGAACCGAATTAGGTGTTAACAAAACAATCAATGTTCAGTTAGACCAAGATTTTGAGTTCTTGGAAATATTATCTCTAAAAATACAACAAGCGGACATCTACAGTAGAAGTTGTTCTGAATATGGTGTTGTTGTTGGTAGGGTTACGGCAAATAATGGATTTGGTATCCCAAATGCCCGAGTATCTGTATTTATCCCGCTTGAATCGGTTGACGAATCTAACCCTATTATTACAAGTATTTACCCATATAAATCTCCAACGGATAAAAATGAAGACGGATATAGGTATAATCTTTTACCTTATGAAAAATCATATAGTGCTCACGCAGCAACGGGTACATTACCAAGAAGAGAAGATGTTTTAACGGGAAGTACTGCTGTTGAAATATATGACAAATATTACAAATATACTACCAAAACAAATGAAAGTGGTGACTACATGATAATGGGAGTTCCAACAGGGTCTCAAACTTTAGTCATGGATGTTGATTTATCTGATATTGGAGCGTTTTCTTTAACACCTCAAGATTTAATTAGAATGGGGTTAGCAACCGAAGGACAAGTTGCGGGGAATAGATTTAAAACTTCTACTGATTTATCTTCACTACCTCAAATAATTACTTTAACTAAAACTTTAGATGTTGCTCCATTATGGGGAGACCCTGATATATGCCAAATTGCCGTTAATCGAGTTGATTATGATTTAAGGGATGAGGCAAACATAGATATACAACCCACATCAGTTTTTATGGGGTCAATATATTCGACAGCCGATTCACAAAGACTTAGACGAAATGCAAAACCAAAAGATGACATGGGAAATCTATGTGGGTTGGCGGCTGGTCCCGGTTCTATTTTGACAATACGACAAACAATTAATTATGACGCTGATGGAAATCCAATACTTGAACAATTCCAATTAGAAAAATCCGGAAATATAATCGATGGGAATGGGGTTTGGTTAACCGAACTACCAATGAATTTGGATTATTTTATTACTAATGAGTTTGGGGAGAAAGTAATATCAAATGACCCTAGTGTTGGTATACCAACAAAAGCAAAATATCGATTTAAAATTAAGTGGTCTCAATCACCTAGTTTATCAGAACAAACAAGAAGAGCTTATTTTTTAGTTCCTAATGTTAAAGAATATGGATGGACTGGTCTTGGTGCTGACCCTAGTGACTCTGGAGCTAGTTCTACAAGTAAAGAAAGACAAAAAAGTTCATATTATTTTGGTCTTGATTGGTCGGGATATACCGAAGGTTTTAATGGTATTACTGTTGCAGCCCAAACACAAACTAATAACTTATTAAATCAAAAAATAAATTGTGAGGATACTTTTTATCAATTTGAATTTAATAAAGTTTATACTGTATCAGGATTAATCGACCAATTTAAAAATGGTGCTAAAGGTAGATTTATTGGGATTAAAGAAATTGATAGTGATGAGTGTTCTTCAACTATTAATAAATTTCCGGTCAATGAAGGGTTTAGAAATTTTGATTTATTCTTTTTTATATTTTCAATAATATTACAGGTAATTCAATTAATTGGATTACCCTTATTAATTATTTACCACTTTTTAGCGTATCTATGGAATAATTTTGCAGTTCTAATTTTGGCTTATTTAGTATACGAGTTGGCAAAAGCCGCGGCAGCTGAGATTTCATTAGTTGCCGGTGCAATTGCAGGTTCTGCAGCTTTTGGAGCTACGGCGGGAATGATTATTGGACATTCATTGTTAGCCGCTTTATATGCCGCGGGTATTATATTAATTGGTATTAAGTTTAAAGAAATTGTCGCCTATAAATTTGGTAGGATTAAATTACCAATGATAACTTATCCCGATTGTCAATCTTGTGAATGTGATGCTGAGTCAACAAAACCAAATCCTGATGATGCAGATGAAGGAGCTCCTCAATCAGGATTACTAAGTCAACTTTCCAACGGAGCTCAGTATACTGAGAATTTACAAATTTATAATCAGTCAACATATCCAAATCGTACTTATCCTCCTGTCGCCCCTGATGATGACAGTTATGAAGCATATGTAGCTATGGAGGGGATAATGCAAGGTCAGGCGCTTGGTGGTAATTTATCAAAACCAGCAAATCCGACTATATTTAAAATTAA